CCTTCTACCGCGACGACGCGAAGCCGCGCGCGCCGTCGAGTGAGTCGGCGGGTGGCGGGTTCAACTTCTCGATGGACAACTACAACTGTCTCGTCGAGGCGTATCACAAGGACATCGACGAGCAGCTTCGTGCCAATGCGGACACGCAGTTGCAGTTGGACCGCGCAGCGGCTGAGTTCGTCGCGGCGAAGATGGTGCTGCGTCGCGAGTCGCGCTTCCTCGCCACGTTCTTCAAGCAGGGCGTGTGGGGCTTCGACTGGCAGGGCGTGGCGTCCGCGCCAACCACGAACCAGTTCCTGCAGTTCGATGCGGCTGGATCGGATCCGCGCACCACGTTCGAGGCCATCAAGATCGCCATGCTCGCGGCCACGGGCTACGAACCCAACTTCGCGGTCTTCGGCGCGCAAGTCATGAGCAAACTCGTGACGAACGCGGCGGTGCGCGATCAGTTCAAGTACACGTCGGCGGAGAGCATCAACGAGGAGATGGTGGCGCGTTACCTCGGGCTGAGCAACGTGTACGTGTCCAAGAGCGTGGTGGCCACGGGCATCGAAGGCGCAGCCGCGACCATCGGGCTGCAGGCAGGCAAGGGCGTGCTGGTGGGCTACCGTGCCCCCGCGCCGAGCCTGCTCGCGCCGAGCGCCGGTTACACGTTCTCGTGGACCGGTCTGATCGGCGGCGGCGGCATCTCGACGACGCGGTTCCCCATGACGCACCTCAAGAGCACCCGCATCGAGAGCGAAATGGCGTACGACTTCAAGGTCGTTGCGCCGATGCTGGGTGCGTTCTTCCGCGACGCGGTGTCCTGATGAACGCCGTGAAGCTGGTGGCGTTGGATCGCTTTTCCTGCGGCACCGGGGTGGGGCACTACTCCCCCGGTGCGGTTATCACGGACACGGAGACGTGGCCGGATGGCATGCTGCAGGAGCGGCTGGCGCGCGGATCGGTCGCGTACGTGCCCGTCAACGATGCGCCGGTCGATGACACGGTCGGTGCGCCGGTCGATGACACGGTCGGTGCGCCGGTCGATGACACGGTCGGTGCGCCGGTCGATGACACGAGCACCGCGAACGAGACCGATCCGGTAGCCGATGTGCAGGAAGAGGTGGTGCCGGAGAATGCCCCGGCATCGACAGAGACCGAGTCCCAGACGCCACGTAACACGCGGCGTCGCTGACCCAACACACGTGCCAATCACTGCAGAAGATGGCACGGGACGCGCGGACGCTTCCACCTATCAGGAAGCGTCCGCCGTCGCGTTATATCTCAACGCACGCGGCTTGTCGGCGGCATGGTCGGCACTCAGTGCCGACGAGCAAGACATCGCGTGCGTACTGGCCACCGACTATCTCGACAACGCCGAGCGGTTCGTGTATCGCGGCGCGCGTCTGGTGGCCACGCAAGCGCTCGCATGGCCGCGTCGCGTTGTGCTGGATGATGACGGCTACGCGGTGACCGGCGTGCCGACGCTGCTGCGTCGTGCACACGCCGAAGTGTGCGGCGTGCTCGCCGTGCGCAAGGCCTCGCGTGGACTCACGCCGCAAGCACTGCAACCGATCCTCGCACGCGGTGGCCGCGTCGTGAGTCAAAGCGGGGCGGGCTTCTCGCAGACGTTCGCCAGTGATGCGCCGAGCGAGGATCGGCTCGTTATGGTGCACGGCTGGCTCAAGCCGCTGGTCACGAGTCCTCGCGACCCGGTGGCGCTGTCCATCACGTTCAACACGGACGGCGCAACGCCGTTCGACGTGGAGACGTGACGTGGACTACGATGCGCTGCGCGACATGGTCGAAGGGCTGCTGCAGACGTTCGGCTCCATCACATCGCTCCGCGTCACCAGCGGGCGCGTCGTGAATCCGACCGACGGCTCCGTGGTGTCGGCCGGAACAGTGGCGCTGCATGATGTGTCGCTGGTGTCGTTGACCCCCGAGTCGTTGGCCTCGGCCCGCGCGCTGTACGCGCTGGGTGGTGGGCAGCGCTTCGGGACACGCACGCTGGTCATGGTGTGCCGCACGGCCGTGCCCAAGGAAGGGGACGAGCTATGGGCGGAGGACGCGTGGCGTGTGCTTGGCCCGGTCTCGCCCGTCGCACCCGACATGAGCACACCTGTGTGCTATCGCACGAGTCTCGCCCTATGAGCGCGGTGCATGATGAGTTCGTGGCCACGTTGAAAGCGTTCGAGGGCATGACGACCGAGCGTCTGCAGCGCACGGTCGTGGCCACGGCGTTCTTGCTGGCGGAGCAGGTGGTCATTGGCGGTCCGTTCGGCAATCCGACCGGCACGCCCGTGGACACGGGCAACGCGCGTGCGCACTGGACGCCGTCCCTCAACACCCCGGTGCCGTCGGCGCTCAGCACACCGGACCCCAGCGGGGCGACGCCGCTCAATCGCATGGTGGATGTGTTGAGCGACTTCCAGTTGGGAGACGCGATCTGGTTGACCAACGGCGTGGATTACATTCGCGCGCTGGAGTATGGGCACAGTCGACAGGCACCGCTGGGCATGGTCGCGCCCATGATGGCGAGTGCGCAGTTGCTACTCGATCACGTGGTTGAGCGCGTCCGCAACGGACAGGAGGACGCCAATGGCAGCACCGGATGAGGTGTTGACCGCGTTTCGCACACGCCTGCAGACAGTGGCCGTGCTCCCCGTGCTGCGGTACTGGGAAAACGTGATTCCGGCGTCACAGGCCACGAACAAGGACGCATACACGCAGGACTCCGTGCAGATGGGCACCAAGACCCCCATGTCGTTGCCGGTGGACGCGACGGGTCGCCGTTGGTGGCGCTGGCAAGGCGGTCTCTATCGCGTGACGCTGCACTACCCCGCGAACACGCACATGCACGTGCCGCTCTCGGTCGCAGAAGCTGTTGCTCAAGCCTTCTACAACTCGTCTCTCGTCACATTGAGCGGACTGCGCGTCACCATCGAGTCGGTGCGCATCCCCGCTTCCACGGGTGACGCAACCGGCGTTTCGGTGCCGGTCGAGATTCGTTTTCGTTTCGAGCAGTTCGACGCCTAACCGGAGTACATCATGCCGTTTGCCATTTCCAGTAACGCTTCGCTGGCCATCAACGCGGAGACCGTGTGGGGCACGCCGCTCACCACGGGCGCGAAGTTTCTGCGCGTCACCGGCTTCAACAACAAGCCGGAGTTCAGCACGACGCAGTCGGCCGAGATCAACGCGGCACACCGCGAGACCGCCGACCTCATTCGCACCTCACAGAAGGGCAGTGGTTCCATCGAAGGCGAGATGATCTTCGACGTGTACCACACGCTCATGGAGAGTGTGTTCGGCTCAGCGTTCTCGGGCAACGATCTCAAGCTGGGCAAGACGCGGCGGTCGTTCACGCTGCAGGAGAACTACAGCGACCTGACCACGGCCTTCGTCGCCTATCGCGGGTGCGTCGCGACGTCGATGGGCCTGTCGGTGGCGGTGGGCCAGCCCATTCGCTGCAACTTCGGCTTCGTCTCGAAGGCTCCGACGGTCGAAACGGCCTCGGTGATCGGTACCGTGGGCGCGGCGAACACCAACGATGTCATGAACCCCATGCAGCACATCTCGCTGGTGCAGCAGGGTGGTGCAAGCATCGACGGCTGTCAGTCGTTCGAGTTCAGCATCCAGAACGAAGCGCCGGAGATTTCGTCGCTCACGACGCCGGATCTGCTCGATATCCTGCTGGGCCGCGTGCAGGTGACGGGCACGTTCAGCGTCTACAAGCAGGCGAACGCGCGCTACTCACAGGTGCTCACGGGGGCCGCGACCACGCTCGCGTTGTCCATCGGCGCAGGCACGAAGACGTACGCCATCACGATGCCGAACGTGAAGATTCAGAGCATCGACGGTGGCGCGAGCGGTTCCAATCCGATCATGGAGCGCTTCGGCTTTACCGCGCTCTACAACGCCACGGATTCGTCCATCAAGATCGTGAAGGGCACGGGCCTCTAAGCGCCGTGCAACCAGAGCGGCCTGTTTCGTCGCGCACGTCGGCGCGCGATGCAGGCCGCTGTCATTTTCACCGGAGATCACCATGCAGGGCATCGACATCGCCACCCTCGACACCACGACCCTCTCCGAGCAGGGCGTGGCCATGCCGCTCCGCGACCCGCGCGTGCGTCGCGACTACGAGCAGGCAGACGACACGCGCCCGTTGCTGACGGACGCGGACGGCAAGCACGTGACCATCACCGTGCTGGGGCCGGACAACCCCAAGGTCTCGCGCATGCTGCTGCCGCAGCGCGCGCGCTTCCAGACGCAGGCGCTGGCGACGCAGGGGCGCAAGGGCGTGACGTTCACGGTCGAAGACATGCGACGCGAGGAAGCGGAGAACATCGACATCGCGGTCGCGGCCACGGTGGCATGGTCCGGCTTCACGCGCAATGGCGAGCCGTTTCCGTGCACGGCCGAGAACGCACGCACGCTCTACACCACGAACGCGGACATTCGAGATCAGGTGATCGCGTTCGTGCGCGACCGGGGAAACTTCTTGCCGCGCGCCTCGACGGTCTGATCCGATTCGCGCGGTGGTACTACGCGCTGCAACGCCGCGCTCCGGAGGCTGCTCGAAAGCAGACCTATCGAGAGCAGATCGAGAACGCGGCAGCCACGGTAGCGGAGGCGGAGGAGTTGCTGAACGGCCCACCGTTTCCGCTCACCATGGCCGAGGCGTGGTACATGTTCGAGGAGATCGGACTTGCGCGCAGCGGCACTGGCTTTGGTCCCGCTCCCTTGTCACACGCCGAGATCCTGTCGTGGTCCCGATTGACCGGACTCCGCGTGCGGCCGTGGCACGCACAAGCGCTGCGTGTGCTTGACGTGACCTTTCTGGGTATCACGAGCGTCGAAGACAAGGATCTCGATTTCGCGTCGCTCGCCACCGCTGTTCCCGAGTAACCCATGGACATTGCCGAACTCGCTATTCGCGTTGACACCAGTGATCTACCCCGTGCGTCTGAGGCGTTCGAGGAGATGCGCACAGATGTTACGCGGGCGGCAGGCGACATGGATGCTGCTGTCATGAAGCTGGAGCGTGCATTCAAGAGCGCGCTTCGGTACTTCGGCATTTTTCAGTTCACGTCGTGGGTAAAAGGCTCGATTGATCTCGCCGCCCGGTACGAGACGCTGGGCGTCGTGATCAATCGCGTCGGCGCGAGTGCAGGCTTCACCGAACGGCAGATCAACGACATGACGCGCGGTCTCCAGCGGCAAGGCATCTCGATGAACGAGAGCCGCCAGTCGCTGGTGAAGATGATCAACGCCAAGATCGACCTGACCAAGGCCGAGCAACTGGCGCGCATTGCGCAGGATGCCGCCGTCATCGGCAACATGAACTCGTCCGAGGCCTTCAATCGCCTGATTCACGGTATCGAGACAGCCAATCCGATGATCTTGCGCAACATCGGCATCAACGTGCTGTTCTCGGAAGCGTACACTAAGCAAGCCGCGATCTTGGGCAAGAACGTGGCGCAGTTGAGCGCGCAGGAAAAGATGCACGCGCGCCTGAACGCGGTCATCAGCAACTCTACGCAGATTGCAGGCGCGTACGAGAGCGCGATGGACACGGCAGGCAAGCAGATGGGATCCATGGTGCGGTACGTCGAAGACTTGCGCGTGAAGCTGGGTCTCGCCTTTCAACCGGCCTACACGGAAGCCGTGTTTGGCGTCGCCGTCGCGGTGAAGACGTTGGGAGACAACTTGCACATCGCCTTGCCGATTGTGGCCGCACTCACCGCACGCTTCGTTTTGCTGCGTGCGGCCAACGGCTCCATGGGCGAAGGCTTCGCGCGGACGGTGACGAGTGTGCGTACGTTGTTCACGGCGCAGCGCGACGCGGCGGTGCAGGCGGTGAAGCTGGCCGACAGCGTGCAGCACCACGCGAGCGCCGAGGCGCGTCGCCGCGAGATGCTGCGCAATGTGATCGCGGAGCAAGTACAGCTTGCGCGCAGCGAAACCATGCTCGCGCACATCGAAGTGCAGGCCGCGCAGACGGCGCTCATGACCGCGCGCACCGCCGAGCAGCGCAGCGTCGCGACTGCGCGTTTGTCAGCGGCGCAGGAGCATCTCGCTATCGTGCAGCAGCAGACGGCCGCGAGCGCCGCACAGTTGGCGCTCGCCAACGAAGGCGTCGCGCGCGCGTTGAAGGTCGAAGAGCATGCGATTGGGCGTGTCACGGTGGCGACCGTGGCGATGATGAAGGCGAAGCAGGGCGCGTCCATGGCGCTCGCCGGACTGGTGGCCACGGGC